GTGCGGGGAACTCCTCGAAATATGTCCCAGAGTTCGCAAGGCTCTGGCCCAGCCGCTTACCGCCAAACTGACGATCACGACCATAGGGCAGAGCCTTGACCAAACCTTTCTTAACGTATGGCGATACTTTGGCGAACGACAGACCCATCTCGTCAAGCTGACGCTTATGAATATCGTTCACCGTGTCGGCCATCGCACCAACGACAGCCTTCTCAATTGTCTTGGGCATCTCAAGCAGCATCTTGAACTTACGATCCAGATCGGATGTGTCCATCTTCAGAGCCAGCATTTAGATTTCCTCAAATTCACCACAGAAGCTGTAGGGACTCACCACCGGATTATGGAACTTAACTCTACCGCGATCATCAGCCCCAGTGAACGCGGGTGGAAACCTTTTACAGTATCCATGCTCACCACTTGGCGACTGCTGAAAGAAATAACAGCTACCACACTTTTCATCGTCCTTATCCATATTTCATTCCTTATATCAAATTGACGAGGCGGTCCAGATACCACATCGCTTTGCGCAGCGACTCATCACCACCCTTATATTGCTCACGCCAAATATACTTCAGCGCATTGCCTTTGCAGTACCCTCTAAACTCCTCCGGTGTCAACGCCGATTGAATGGCATCGATGCACTCGATCTCACCCTGCCGATAGTGGGTTGGTGCATTCACATTATCTATCATAAATCATCCTTCCAATCTCACGCGAGCATCGAGGGGACAAAGGGACATGGCCTAAAGGCCATTGTCCCCTCATGTCCCCAACTCACTTTTGCCCCATCCATGTCCCTTTTCATGTCCCCGCCACCTAAAAAATGGCGGAAAAGCGTCACTTTTTCGGGGACATGACCTAAATGTCCCCTCATGTCCCCCATGTCCCCTCGCCATTTAGGGTCATCATCATAGAAGCGGAACTTTGAGGGCAAATTATTACCCATCCATGCTCTGTCGGTTCGATCATTTGAGCGTTCAAAAGACCCCCAATTGGACGAGCAGAATCATTAGGCGCACACGCCTTCTTTGCTGCCTCTGGTTTCGAGCCACGACCTATAAGCAGATCGATGAACGCGGAGCGGGTGATGTAAGGCTTGCCATCTTTGACCTCTTCGCCTGACGCCCTCCATGCCCCTTCGAGCATCTTCATCCAGCCCGTTTCCTTGGACTCCTTCTTACGCTCAGGTGGAGCGTCGGTCTGGACCACGACGGCACTGGACACAGGGTCGCCATCCTCATCGAACCAGCCGTTGATATGAACCAGCTTCAGTTCGGCATAGACGGGCTTTGCCTCTTCGGCATCCTTGGACTTGCGCTGCACAATCTGCATAGGGTTCTCGCCCTTGGCTGGGATGATGCTGATCTCGATTTCGAGAGCGCCCTTCCAAGCCGACGATCCACGCGCCCGGTGCTGGGCCTCATCCGAAACGCCAGTGTGGTGAACCAATACAACGCTGCAATTGAACTCACGCATTAACGATGCACAGGCATCGATCATGGTCTTTGCATCCTGTGCGCTATTCTCGTCGCCGGAAAGGAAGCGGTGCAACGTATCCACGACAATGGCACTTGGTGTCTCAGGCAAGCCCCTGATGGCTTCAACGACCTTGATGTAGCCTTCGGGCGTGTTCAGATCGCACCCAGCCTTGGATAGCCACATATTTGTCTTGGTGACATCATGGTGCTGCTTCCATGCTGAGATGCGTGAGCGGATGCCGTGATGTCCCTCACCAGCCAAATAGACGATTGACCCAGACTTAACCTTGTGTCCGTTCCACGCCTCCTTGCCCGAAGCGATGTGCAAGCACCAATCCAGAACCACAAAGGTCTTGCCGCCACCTGACGGCCCGTGGACCATTATGAGCGCCTCTTCTTGGACCCAGTGCTTTACCAGCCACTTGATTGGCGCTGGCTGTTGGCAGAAATCATCTGCGGCCACCAACCAATCTGATGCGGGTGGGCTTAGGAGCGCCAAAAGGTCATTGCCATCTGCGCGGTAATCGTTGGCATCGCCAAGCACCGGGGGAATTACGACCCTTGCGCCATGCTTGGCCGAGGCTTGGTCAGCGTATTTCTGGCCTGTGCGGCTCTGGTCGTTGTCAGCCACGATGACGATTTCTTGAGATGGGCCGTACCTTTCGCGGCACGTTCCGGTGACTGGCACAAGGTTCGATGCCGAGTAGGACACAACGCATGGACGGCCTGTGACCTCATGGATCGTGGCTGCTGTGGCATAGCCTTCGGCAATGTATAAAGCGCCCGGCTCATCCATTGTTCCGACCATCCATGAGCATCCGCCCGTTTGGCCCCCAGCGTGGTAGAGTTTGCCACCGTCGGCATCGATATACTGGATCGAGGATAGTTCACCTTCCGGCGTGTAGAGCGGGACCATAAGCCGTCCATCGCCAGTCACCCTTGCGCCGTGTGTTTGGATACCCTTGCGCACCAGATACGGATGTGCGGCGTCTGCCTCTGCGCCCTTGCTCCAGATGGTTTCGACGGTGGTAGAAGCAACCTCGCGCTGACGCTTTAGTTCATCATCACGCAGCTTTATGGCTTCAGCCAAGCGCCGAGCGTGAATGATCTGCTCTGCGTCCGACAGGGTGCGCCCAATGTCCGCACGCCAAGTGGACTCGACGCCTGAGCGCCAGCAGCCAAAGCGTCCGGCTGGAACACCATCTCCAAAGCATATATACCAGCCGGGCTTGTCACCCTTGCCCGGCGCACCCTTTGTTCCGCTACGGAAGCGGTGCAATTTGCCATCAAGCTGTATCTTCTCAGGTGGTGTCATGCCCAATGCGGCAATGGCATCCCTAAGCTGCACCTCCGGTGGGTCCGGCTTAATCTCAGTTGGTGGCGACCAAGGGCCACCTAATATATTCGTTAAATCAGCCATTAAGAGCCTCCTGTGCCATCTTCTGCAATGCGTGGACAACTGTAGTGTGATTGCGGTTCATTATACGCCCTATCTCAGTTGTTGAGTAGCCCTTGTTGCGCAACATGAATATGCATTTGCGACGAACACCGACCAAATGCATTACGCGTGACGGCCCAAGTATGTCGTGGATCGTGTAGCCATGCTCTTCAGCTATTTCGGCAATGTCATTAAGGTTTTTCTGACGCGGTGTCATGCACCCTCACCCATCAAATAAACAGCCAACAAGTTTAGCGTATTAATCTTAGGGTTGGTCTCCTTGCCATCACGAATGCGTGTGATGGTGTTGACATGAAGCCCCGTTCGTTCCGCCACGACTTTTGGCCTACGATCTAGCAGGGCCTCCCTAATCCAGCTTAATTCCACCATTTTCATTGCTCCTTTTAAATGTGATTTTTCTCCTTTACATATGACGATTGTGGCTGTAAAGGTCTTTTCACACACCGACTGGATGGTCCGACTGGTGTTTCAAGGAGAAGCCAAATGGCTATTAATATAAAGAAGACGGGTGGCCTTACTGCCAGTGGCGTAAAGTTGCTTGTATATGGTCAGGCTGGCGCTGGTAAGACATCTCTTATCCGCACTTTGCCGAATCCTGTTGTATTATCTGCTGAGGGCGGTCTGTTGTCAATCCAAGACGCCGACCTTCCTTATCTTGAAATTAAGAACATGGAAGATTTACGCGAGGCGTATGCTTGGGCCAAGGACAGTAAAGAGGCCGAGGCGTTCCAAAGCGTTGCGCTGGACAGCATCAGCGAAGTGGCTGAGGTTGTTTTGCAGCACGAACTGAAGACCAACAAAGATGGTCGGGCTGCTTATGGCGAACTCAATACCACCATGCAGGAACTGATCCGTGCGTTCCGCGATTTGCCGAACAAGCACGTTTACATGAGCGCCAAGCTGGAGAAGTCGCAGGATGAGATGGGCAAGTTGCTCTATAACCCATCAATGCCCGGCAAATCTCTGACGCAGGGTCTGCCATATTTCTTTGACGAGGTGCTGGCCCTTCGGGTCGAGCGTGACTCTGACGGCAATGCCCAGCGTGCTATCATGTGCGACAGCGACGGCCTTTGGTTAGCCAAGGATCGCTCAGGTCGTTTGGCGACTTGGGAAGCGCCTGACCTTGGTGCAATCATCGCCAAGATTGGGGGTGGGGCGTGACCCTTTACCAGCAATGGATCGAGGCCAAAGAAGAAGAGCGCCGCGCTGTTGAGGAACGGCGGCGCATCGAAGATGCACTTGTCAAGCAATTTGAGATACCAGAGAACTTGGAAGGCACATCTAACATCGATGCAGATGGCTTTAAGATCAAAATCGAAGGCCGGATCAATCGCAGGGTCAATGCCGACCTGTTGCAAGAGATTGCGGCTGAGAACGATCTTGGCGCACATCTAAGCAGCCTCTTCCGGTGGAAGCCGGAAATAAATGCAGCGGCGTGGAAGGCTGCTGATGAGGCAATAACCAAACCGCTACTGGATGCCATTACGGCAACGCCGGGGCGACCATCATTCACAATCAGTAAAAAAGGATAAGTAGCATGGCATTTTTAGGTGAAACATTTTCGGTAGATTCCCTTCCCGTATCGGATCGTACCTATGACTTGGTTCCAGAGGGTTGGTATACAGCCACCATCACCAAGGCTGACATCAACATGACCAAGAGCGGTACGGGTCAGAAGCTGGACATGCGTTACGACATCACTGGTCCAACGCATGAAGGCCGTGTCATCTTTGGCACAATCAACATCCGCAACCAGTCGGCACGCGCCGAAGAGATTGGACGCCAGCAACTTGGTGAAATTCTACGCGCCATTGGCCTTGGCACGATCCAAGACAGCGACCAGCTAATCGGAAACGTCCTTGGCATTCGCGTCAAGATTAAACACGCTTCAGAAGCCGATAAGGCAAATGGATACAGCGATTCGCGCAACGAGATTGGTGGCTTCCGCTCCGTGTCAAGCGCACCAATGGCTGCTCCGACATTTGCTGCTGCGCCAGCGACTCCTGCTCCAGCCGCTGCACCCGAAGGTGTCAAGCCACCTTGGGCTAAGTAAATAAAAACCCCCAGCCCTCTGGTGCAGAGGCTGGGGGAAGTTTTTAGGAAGGGAAAGTAATATGAGCGCAATGCCCGAACCAGTGCATAACATTGCAAATCTAATTGATCAATATCATGCGTCAAAACAGGGCAAGCCACGCGGCCATATGGGTGTTAGCCTTCTGGGCCACCATTGTGATCGCTGGTTGTGGCTCAATTTCCGCTGGGCTGTGGTCGAGGAATTTGATGGTCGTATATTGCGCCTGTTCCGGCGAGGCCACCGCGAAGAAGATATGATTATCCGCGACCTTCGCTCCATTGGCATAGACGTTCGCGGAGCGCAGAGGTCTGTCAGCTTCGGATCGCACGTTTCCGGCAGCTTAGACGCCGTCATTGAGAGGGGTGTGCCTGAGTCCCCAAAGAAGCGACATGTCGCAGAGTTTAAGACGCACTCGAAGAAATCATTTGATGATTTGGTTAAGAACGGTGTCGAGAAATCCAAGCCCATGCACTATGTCCAGATGCAAGTTTACATGCACGGGACGCAGTTGCAGCGTGCGCTTTATTTCGCCATCTGCAAGGATGATGACCGAATCTACACCGAGCGCGTAAAATACGACAAGGATGTGGCCGAGAAGTATATCGCCCGTGGACAGCGCATTGCGATGTCAGATCGTATGCCTGAGCCAGTCAGCGCCGATCCTAGTTGGTATCAGTGCAAGTTCTGCCCGGCGCACGCCTTTTGCCACAAGACAAAATTAACCAAACGGGTCAACTGCCGCACCTGTGCGCACGCCACTGCCAAAGAAGACAACACATGGACATGTGAGCGTCACGAAGCCGATGGCATCCCAGAGGAGTTTCAGCATGAGGGTTGTGATGACCATGTGCTGCACCTTGACCTTGTGCCTTGGGTTATGACGCCCAGCGATGACGGCCACAGCGTGACATGGCGTATCGGCGACAGGGAAATCAAAAACGGAACTGGCGGTTACAAGAGCCGCGAAATTCTCAGCCACCCAGAGGTGTGCGGCGATCCGGTTGTCGAATCTGTCAAGGCTTTATTTCCTGATGCGGAGGTGGTGGGCTAATGCTTCGTGATTATCAAGAACGCAGCATCAATCAACTGCTTCAATGGTTCAGCGATGGCAACGAGGGCAATCCATGCTTGGTGCTGCCGACTGGTTCCGGCAAGAGCCACATTGTTGCTGCGCTTTGCAAGGACGCTATCCAGAAGTGGCCTGAGACCCGCGTGCTTATGCTGACGCACGTTAAGGAACTGATTAGCCAGAACGCAGAGAAGATGCGCCAGCACTGGCCCAACGCGCCAATGGGCATTTACTCCGCTGGCTTGGGGCTGAAGCAGCTTGGTGAGCCAATAACCTTCGCGGGGATTCAGTCGATCAGGACAAAGGCCGAAGAGGTTGGCTTCATTGACCTTTGCATCATCGATGAGTGCCATTTGGTCAGCCACAAAAATGAGGGTGGATACCGCACCTTCCTTGCTGGTCTGAAAAAGATCAATCCAAATTTGAGGGTGATTGGCTTGACGGCCACGCCATATCGCTTGGGTCACGGGTTAATCACAGATGCCCCGGCGCTATTTCACGATCTGCTCCAGCCTGTTGGGATCGAGGAGTTGATTAGCAAAGGCCACCTATCGATACTGCGCAGTAAGATAACCAAATATACGCTCGACACGGCTGGCGTGCATAAGCGTGGCGGTGAGTTCATCGAGAGCGAATTACAGGCGAAAGTCAACACATCCGATAATAATTACAGGGTCGTGGATGAGGTGATTGAACTGGCCGAGGATTGTAAGTCGTGGCTGTTCTTCTGCACTGGTGTTGCGCACGCGCAGGATGTTGCTCAAGTGCTGTCGGCCAGAGGGATAACCTCAGCTTGCATCACAGGCGAAACACCAAAGACGGAGCGGCAGCGCATATTGGATGATTTTAAGGCTGGTAAGATCAGGGCGCTGACCAACGCCAACGTCCTTACCACTGGTTTTGACGCACCGAATATCGACTTGATTGTTATGCTGCGCCCAACGATGAGCCCGAGCCTTTATGTCCAAATGGCTGGGCGCGGGATGCGGATCAAAGACCACACCGACCATTGCCTTGTGCTTGACTTTGCTGGCGTGGTGCAAATGCACGGTCCTATTACCAACGTCCAACCACCCAGCCGCAAGGATGGCGAGGGAGATGGCGATGCTCCGACAAAGGCTTGTGAAAATTGCCATGAACTTGTCCACATCAGCGCCAAGGAATGTCCGGCTTGCGGTGAGCCATTTCCTGTACCGGAACCTGTACAGCTTAAACTTCGTAATGATGACATTATGGGCTTGGATGCAGAGGAGATGGACTTAACAGGCTGGAACTGGCGCAAGCACGTTAGCCGAGCGTCTGGCAAAGAAATGCTTGCCGTTTCCTATTATGGTGGGTTATCTGATCCGAGCGTAGTTGAATATTTGCCTGTGACCCATGACGGTTATGCTGGGCAGAGGGCGATTACAAATGTTGTGAACATTGCAAGAAAGGCTGGTATTCAGTTTGAACCGGGCGACTCTTTAGATGATTGGGCAGATTCGCTGAACCTTGGTGAGCCGCCAAGTTACATTACGTTCCGCCGAGATGGCAAATATTATAGGGTTATAAAAAGGGAATGGGAACATGCCTAGACTGCCAAAGCCAGATTTTTTAATTCAATACGAAGAGTGGGTTAAATCTGGTCCACCGAAGTGCTGCCACACTTGCGATCACTTTGCCGGGGACGGCAAGTGCTTTGCCTTTAACATGTATCCACCAGCCGATTTCGTTAATAGCCAAGGGCAGTGCGCCGCTTGGTCATTGGAGGTTCCGTTTTAATGATAAATCCATACCGCATTCAAGGCCCGGCCTTAATTTCATTTTCTGGAGGAAGAACCTCTGGATATATGCTTTGGCACATTTTGAATGCTTGGGATGGAGTGCTGCCGGATGATGTTCATGTAACCTTTGCCAATACCGGAAAAGAGCGGGAAGAAACATTGCGCTTTGTGCATGAGTGTCAAAGCCGCTGGGGAATTAAAATTCATTGGCTGGAGCAATCAGATCGCAAAGCCAAAAGCTATGAGGATCGATTTGTTGAGATTGGTTATAATAGCGCCAGCCGAAATGGAGAGCCATTCCGTGCGTTGATTGAACGTAAGAAATATCTTCCAAACAGCGTTATGCGCTTTTGCACAACAGAACTAAAAATTGAACCCATGAAGTTTTTCATGAAGTCCAAGGGATATAAAAAATGGACTAATGTGGTTGGGCTTAGGGCAGACGAAGGCCACCGTGTAGCCCGTGGCGCATCTGCCAACGATAAAGGAAAAGACCCTTGGGTATCCGTCTTCCCATTATTTGAAAGTGAAGTGACCCAGCGCGATGTGCGAAATTGGTGGGCAGAACAAGATTTTGATTTGCAGTTGCTGCCATTTGAGGGAAATTGCGATGGCTGCTTTCTAAAGGCGCGACCAAAACTAATGGAAATTGAACGGACGCAGCCGGGAACCTTAAAATGGTGGGCTGACATGGAAAACTTTGCCAGCGATATTTGCTCAAAGCAAAGCGCCGCAACATTTCGCTCTGGATATGGGTACGATCAACTAATCGAAGCCGTTCACAAGCAAGGTGATTTGTTTGAAGGATTTTTCAATGACGATCCAGATATGGATGCGGAATGCGGCCTTTGGTGCGAGGATGTATAATATGACAGATGTATTTCCATCAGAGCATTACGAACAGGCTCAATTGGTGATGTGGTTCCGCAAGACCTACGGGCCAGTGAGAATATTTGCGATCCCGAACGGAGGCTATCGATCAAAGTCTGCTGCCGCAAAGTTGAAGGTCGAGGGCGTCAGTGCTGGCGTGCCAGATTTGTTTGTCCCAGCGTTCAGACTTTGGATCGAAATGAAGCGGGTAAAGGGCGGCAGACTATCACCGGATCAGAAGGACTGGATTCAGTATCTTGAAGCCAATGGCTACACTGCTCTGGTGTGTCATGGGGCAGAGGATGCCAAACTGAAAATTGAGCAATTCTTAGAGATTTTCGGAGGAGAAATGAAATGGACTACAACATAAAAATGCAAATCCGCCACCTGTGCGGCTATATCACCGACAAATCCACAGTTCTCAACTATATCAACAGCGAGAATGGTCTCCGCCTTACGATGAAGGATATTGAGAAAGCCCTTGCGGATGACAAGCGCCGTAAACCAGCCGATCTAGCGCCCATGCAACCATCGCCATTGATTACCACACATAATAACCGTGGTTATGATCCACTGGCACGGGCGCTGTTCCAATATCACGCTGATCGCACAACTGGCGCAGAGCATGATTTCTGGCTGTCCCGGCTGCTCTCACGCAAAAGGCCAAAAACTATTACCGTCGATATGTAATTTTGTGTTTGACACATGAACCCTCTAATTATAGTTAGAGGGTATTGGTAATAAGGAGTGAGTAAAATGATTAAGACACCACAAGCAGCACCACTGGGCAAGCCCTACCGTATATCATCTGAGAACGCATGGCCGCTTCGCGGCTTGGACGGCAAGACCTTTGCCGAACGCCGCGCAGAACGTGAAAAGGAACAAGGCAAATGACCGCAGATAACTGGCTTTTCATATTGGTCATGGGGATAATAATTCTCACCGCCTACTCCGCAGCAACAAAACCAAAGATTACTGAACAAGAACGCAAGGAAATGGAAGAGGATTGGTGGTCATGAGCCGTCCAATGATTTACCCAATGGGGACGCTTGCCATTGGCGAGGTGGCGACCATGCCAGCAAAGAATAAAGGCGATGCAAAGCGGATCAACCGCAATGTCAGCCAGTATGGCATCCGTCACGGCAAGGCGTTCAAGTGCCTCACCAAATATGGCGTCACGTTTATCACGAGGTTAGTATGACAGACGAAGAAATCACAAAAGCAGCACGGAACATCTGCGCCGCCCAAGCGGAGAAGCAGGATAACGACGATTGGAGGGCTTATCTCTCCGGTGAATGGGATCACACGGTCTGGATGCGCTTAGTCGAGCAAGGCATCCGCAAGGGTATCGAGATTGGGAGATCGCTGTGACCCTGCGCCAATTTCTGCAAGATAATTTTGGCTGGGACATTTATGATTGGGCCGACGATGAGATTAGATTTTAAGGAGCAAGGCACATGAAAGAGGGTCGAGTTATAAAGGGTTGTGTCTTGTCGGCAGAATCACTGCCTAAGCGTCCACCACCCCCTGCGCCAAATAAGAGGTCAAAGCAAATGATCGACCCAGCATCCGAATGGCAGTTGGGCTATGACGCTGGCGTCGAAGCTGCAATCAATGCGTTAGAGGCCGACGCCATAAAGTGCGACTGCTTCGCTCTTGAGGAAAACGAGTGCGGCTGTGGCGCATGGTGGGATTACAAAACGATTAAGTCAGAACGTGCGGTTGAGATTGTCCGGGCGTTGCTAAACGACCTCTAACATCTCAGTCGTTATCATAACGCGACCAACAGCGCCATACTTCTTATGATATGTAATAGCCCAAGCCGCTCGATCCGCAATCCAACCTCCACGCGCAGCATAGGCGTCACGCGCCGCCAGCGTGGGGTGTTGCACAACTGTCACACCATTATACTCTTTCTCATCGCGGTGGTGGCGGTGGCCGCAGTGTATCTCGCGCCGTGTCGTTCTACCCCATTCTTGTGGAAACTGGGCGGCAAACAAAAGCGGTAGGCTCTCGTTTCTCACCTTATGTCCGTGATGAACACCCAGCATGGTTGTTCCCCATTCAAATACATAGAAGGGCAGCACGCTATCACTGACAGTGACGCGAGGCTCTTCTTCGTAATGCACAGAAAACAGGTCAGCCAGCCACCCGGCGCTTTCCTCGTCGTGGTTTCCCTCAGCGATAATCAAACGCACCTCTTGATGGCGTTGCAAACATATCGCCACCAATGAGCGGATGATCCGAATCGCGGAGCGGCGTATATTAGAAAAGCGGCTGTCGGCATCCAGAACGTGCTTTGATGCTGGTGTTACAGGCGTCTTGCCGTCGGTATGCAAGAAATCGCCTTGGATATTGAGTACTGCTGTGTGTGCAGTAGGGCTTTGATTGACCATCTGTATCAGCGCAGCGAGAATAGTTTTCTCTGCAATGGAAATATTCCAGTCAGAACCACCCTCCTTATGCCACGCCAACATGCCAAGGTGATAGTCGGTGAACGTATAGAGATTGCACAGATGCTCGTCAGAAGCCGCTGGGGCCACGACTGATACCGCTGGCGGTATCTCGTCCTTAAAGCCATCGATTGCCTCTCTCATGGCGTCCACGAGAGCCTGATGGCTAAGTGATGCTTTTACCCATTGCCCAGATGGTTTGCCTTCGGCGTTGTAGTAAGTGCTGACGCCCTTGGCGATAAAGCCATCCGGCACGGGCCGAGTGAAGTCATGTTCTGGCGCATAGCCGAACTTTGCAGCCTTGCGCTTTACAGCGGTATAGGTCTCGCTTGCGCCACCTATGTTCATACCCAATTCAAGGGATGCCGCCCTAGCACTGCCAAGGCGTTCTATGGCTTCCAAGACTTCGCGTTGACGAGGGGTGCAATATTTATACAGCCCCTCGTCGAAGTTTATAGTAGATGGCATTTACTTGCCTTTCCGGCAATAATTACCCACCCAGATATTGAGAAAGCAGTGTTGCAAGTGTCCCAATCAAGGCAAGCGCACCAGCGATCTTGGCTTTTGGCCCAACACGAGGCTTTGGCGCATCATCCATAGGCAGGATTTTATCGGCTACAGTTTTCACCGCAGCCTTTTGGATTTCCTTCTTCAATACACTTTTCAAGTCCATTGTTCTTCCCCTTAGAGCCAAGCAGCATATTTCTTGGTTTTGAGTTTGCGGTCATCGAGACCGTGGGTTCCACCATTGATCCGCTTGGTGAGCGCAAGAATGGCAGCATCGTTGATGCCTTGGTCGCAGATGCCCCACAGCTTGTTCTTGTCGAAGAACCAAAGGGCGCTTTCAAAGCAGAGTTCGCCAGCCACAAGGTCTGGGTTCTTCATAACGTCTGGGCGACCAATGTAATCAGCAAACGCTTGGTAGTTGGCCTTCCCGGTGAGTTGGAGCGCACCACGGCCACGATATTTCCAGCCGTCACCTGATGCCTCATCGCCATTAGCCATGCGATTGGCATATACGCGGTTGGCAATCTTCTGTGGCTGGCGCTCATAAGCCTTAGCCAATGCATCAGTCGGGAAGTATTTACCGAAGATGCCGCGCAGACCCTTAGCGCCGTAGTTTAGGTTTTCGCTGAACGCTTTGAAGTTGCCCGATTCATGCGCCGTTTGAGCAAAGAAATGTGCAGCCCGATTAGGTGATAGTTTATAAAAAGCCGCAGCCTTCTTAAATGTCCCCGGACCGAACGCACCATCTGCCGTTACTCCGATTTTTTTCTGAAGTTCAATCATGCTCATTTGCCAGCACTCCGCCAATCTGGAAAGTCGTTTTCATCAACTACGCCATCGCCGTTCGCATCATAGCGAAGGTCGCCACGATACTTTTCCCAAGGCTCCATGTCATCGTCATCATCATCGTCATCGACCATGTCGGTCAATTCCAGTTCTGTAGCGTCAGCAACAGGTGTTGGCTCAGGTTGTGGCGCTGGTGGAGGCGCAACAGGCTCTTCTGGCTCAGGATCGTTGTGGTCTTCTGGTGTCGGTGGAACCAACTCGCCTTTCATGCCCATCAGCGTGGCGTAGGAACCAGCCACAGCGCCAACAACCGAGGTCATGACGTAGCTAAGGAGGCCGAAGACGTCCTTGTTGTCGATGACCTCGTTCGATACGAACAGACCCGCAATCATGGCACAGGTAATGGCGACAATGACAAATGCCATCGTCTTAGCGGCCATCAAAAGCGCCTTAATCCGCGCCTCTAATAATTTATCTTCCATCATTAGTCCTTTCCGGCCAGCGGGTTCGCCAGCGTCTTTTGTATACGTTCAGCGGTTTCAGCCTCAAGCTGCTTGATCCGGCGCTGTTGCTCCTGATCTTGTTGACGCAGTTGTTCTATCACAGCCCGTTGCATTGCCATGTTCTGCGCATCGCTATTGCGCACGCTGCTCGATACGGCGTCAACTGTCTGGCGCGTACCGCTCACGCTGCTGGAAATGCTGCCAGTCATGTAGTTGAGGGCTTCGCTGTTAATCTTGGTCAGACGCTCGACGCTGGTGACGCGCTCATCCAACACAGAAATTCGGTTCTCAATGCTCGATAGGTCGGGCGGCACATAGGCCGCTGTGACCTCCTTCATGGTCAAGAACTGCTGATACACTTGGAAACCAGCCCACAGACCACCAATGATTGTCGAAAAAGCTGCAAAGATAATGGCAATCTTGCCGCTGCTCAGGCCACCGATCTTAAAGCTGAACCCACTCTCGTCAAACGAGACCTTTGGCTCCTCATCTGTATTGCTCATCTACCATCTCCTGCCAACGGGCATCGTTTGTCTGCATCAGTCGATACAATTCAAAGTTCGCATCTCGCAGCCTACGGCGGCTGTATATATCACGAACTGCATAAAAGTCACCCCTATCTTGCAGCGATGCTTGCGTGTACGCAGCAAAGCCGGGAACCGCACCCATTGCTGATATTTTATCGCTTTCACCCTCAGACATAGCGTTATCAGTCTGTGGCGGATTTGCACCAGATGCTGTGGGCTGGGATGACCCAAGACCTAACGACTCAACTGTGTTTGACATAGACGTTGGGCTGCTTGCCGAAATCGCCATGTCAAGCGGCGATGCACTCTGCGCCACAGATACGACCACAGTTGGAGAAAACGATCCGCCAAACGAACTGTCGAAACGCATCTGTGTGGTGAACGCACCCGTAACCGAGACATCCTGTGTTTCCTGCGCGAAGCTGGTTTGCGTTTGTGTTTGTGCGCCGCTCTGAGCCTGTTGTGCTTCCTGCGTGGCGCTGTCTTGCTGTTGCACGCTGTCTTCAAAGTCCGCACCAGTTGCCGCCAGTGCAGCGACCTCATCTGGATCAAGGCGCTCAACCGCGTCGGCTTCTTCAACGCTGGCCTCTGCTATATCCTCAGCCTCTTCTGCGGCGGTTTCAATCTCTTCTGCGATTGCCACGGTCTCAACGGCCTCAGCGATCTCCACAGACTCCTCTGCCCGTTCCAGAGCGGTTTCAGCAACCTCCTGCACTTGCTCTATCTGCTCTGGCTCAAGTTCAACGCTTTGCTCCACGGCTTCATCAATGGCAGCAACGGGATCAGGTATTGTTTCTACGGCGACTGGCGGACAGGTTGGGTCCATAGGCGTCACATTGCAGTCAACGGTCACCACCTCTGGCTGAGGCGCAATCCACGATAGGACGCCAGACTGGTTCTGAAGGAACTGTGGATTGCGCCCATAGAAGAGCGAGATGTTATCATCCGCAGTTGGGCCAGTAAGCCCTGCGGTAAAGTCACGCCATCCAGAGAAGCCCAGATTACCGAAATTCAGTTGTATATCGCCGTTGGCGAAGAGACCTATCTCAAAGGTGCTGCTGTTATTCGTGCCAAATTCGTTCACGCCATACCAGCCGAACAGGATCGAGCCGTCATCCCGGCGGTAATACGGGTTGCCCGTGTAGCTAATCAGGTCTGACCAATAGGCATATATCGTGTTGCGCTGCGCCATTTCGATAGGCTGGCCGTTGCAGCACAGGTGATTGCCACTCTGGAACGACACAAAGCCATTGCTCGACACCCAAACATCAGTGAAGGTCTGGCCCCAATATTCAAACTCAAAGCCGAGAGCCACGTTCCGCGTGTTATCATCGCCCAAATTGAGCGGCGTCATCGTTGTGGGAGCGCCGAGGATTTGCGGAGTCACCAAGACAGGCTCATAGGTCTGTGCAGCCGCAGATGTGCTGACCAGCAATGCAGCCAGTAAAGAGATTAGACGCTTATTTTGCGTCAGGGCGGCGGTCAGCATTTTCTTCCCATGCCGCTGTTGCAGCTTCACCAATTGCACCCATGAACGGGCAAGGTGTGCCAGCCATCTCCATTGCCTTAAAAACGCGGATGTCTTGGCACAGGAGGCTTACAGCCGCCACGCGCATACCCATGTCGTACAGGGTCTTGGACAGCTTCATCCGTTCGCAGTTCTGATCGCGGACAGTGCGCCCAGCCGACAAGCCAATGATTTGCGTCTGAACCGCGCCTGATTGCCCGGTGGTGCAGAGGTCTTGGCTGTAGGACATCATGCTTGGCGCAATGGCGCTGGGTGGTGGCGACTTGATGTTCTGGTCAATTATCTGCCGATTGACGCTTTCGCTGTAGCTTTTGCTGTCGGACACGTTGACGTTGTTGTTCTGGTTGACGTTGTTCGTCGAAGCCGTGCTGTTGATCGTGCTGTTGCTCGTGTCGATATTCCGGTTGGTGTTATCGGACTTGCTGTTGACGGTCTGATCGATGGTGCTGTTGCTGGTGTCGTTATTGTAATTGTGGTTTGAGTTCGAGTTCACCGATGTGCTGGTCGAGGTGTTCTGGTTGATGTTCGTCATCGTGCCAGAATTGATATTCTGGTTCACGTTCGTGCTGGTAGATGTGTTGGTATTGTTGTTAGTCATCGTGCCAGAGTTAATGTTCTGGTTCACGTTCGTGTTGGTTGATGTGCTGGTAGATGTGTTGTTGTTCGTGTTGGTGCTGGTAGACGTATTGTTATTGGTGTTGTTAGATGTGCTATTGGTTGTCGTATCATAAACATAGGATACTGGCGCAGGGGCCGTCTGCGCCAAAACCATCGAGGCCGCACTGGTGGTGGCTACAAAACCTATCAGAAACCGTTTCATGCTCGATCCGCCTTGTTGTCCAGCTTGTCCTCAATGCGACGGAGGTGCATCATCACCTCGTCGAATTTTTTGTCGATGGCCGTGAACTTTTCGCCGCCAAAGTCAAGGCGAGCCTCAAGCAGTGTCAGGCGATTGTTAAGATTCACCCAGACGGTGATAAGACCGCCAATAAATCCTAAGACCGTGACAATAGTGTTGACATCAAAGTCCATTGTTTAGCCCCAAGGTAGAGGTGGGTTGACAACTGGTGGGTTCTTGGCGTTCTCGATCTGAGTTGCAAGATTTGCCTCAATTGCAGCAACAGCATCTTCGCCCATCGACTCTTGCACCCAGCCAATGACCTGTTCTTCAGTCAGGTCGGCAAACGGTACGAAGGTCGCCTCTGGATCGAGCGTCATTGATGATGAGCCATAGGTGTAACCGCTGAACTCACCGTCTTGTGCGGTAGCCGACCAATGCACAGTGAACACAACATCTGTATTGCCTTCATATTCTGGGTAGCAGTCAAGCTGCGATACTTTCCAAGTCGTTGTCATTGTTAATTCCCTTCTAATTGGGCCACACGGGCGCGGAGTGATTGGACTTCTGCGATGAGTAAAGGTACAAGCGAAGATACATCCATCTGCTGTAACTTAGGCGAACCGTCTTCGTTGACGGCATCCTTCTCGCCCGTGACCGCATATGGGGTGACTTCTTGTGCCTCGTGAGCGATAAGCATTGGACGGGCGCTTGTCGCGCCTTTCATCTTACCACTGTAGACATTGAGCGCGTCAATCGTTGCACCCGCGTCCGTAACTGGACCAAGAATATCTTTGGCCCGGTAATCGGATGTAGTATTGTAAGCAGTTAAGCCAGCACCGCGGTTATATGAAATGGAACCGCGAGCAGTCCAAGTGCCTTCCGTACCAAACCCTATAAATTCGTTGTTCCCGCTAGTAGATTTGTTGTAAACGTACAGCACGCCATATGACGCGCCGCCAGTATTAGCCAACACACTTGCCGCAGAACTACCGCCTTCGACTGAAAACTTAGCTAATGCCGCGCTATAAGCCGATGAGGTTGTACCCACCAACACGTTACCACCAGCTTCGTTCAACGTGATGCTATACGGCGTTGCAGAACCATCTGTGCGTTGAGCTTGAAGGAATGTATGACCGTCAGCACCGTTGACACCAACAACAAGGCCGTAGCCGGGGTCTGGGTTTGTAACGTAGAACGGAGCATTAGTGGCACTTCCAAGAGTTGGAGCATCAAAAATCGCACCTCCAGAAGCCTGAAACCGAGACTTAGGCGCGGTCGTACCAATCCCGACGTTGCCGCTGTAATCAATCCGCATCCGTTCGGTGTTGTTGACGCCAAAAAGAAGGGCGCTACCCGCAAAGTTACTTTCGTTAAACAGACGCATCGTATCGTCTGTCTGGTTATACGAAACGCGACCAATGCTAGTTGTGCTTGTGGCTGCTTGGACGTTGAAAATTACTTGGTCGCCGGAAGCGGATGGGTTCTTTATAGTCAGCTTGCCGTTAGTTGTGGTGGCACCAATCCCGACGTTGCCGCTGCTGTCGATGCGCATGGCTTCTGAACCAGTCGGGGTAAAAACCCGTAGTGACAAGTCGCCTGAAGTCAGCGGATAGATATAAGGACCGTCGTTATCAACCGCGAAGCGGGCTTGAGACGTACCATTCCCTACTCGGATAATGCAGTCCCCAGATGCTGTCGCCACATCCAGCTTCGCACCCGGCGAACTCGTACCAACACCCAAATTCCCACTGACATAGCCAACACCAGCCTTAGTGATGCTGAAATGCTCAGTACCGTTGGTCTGAAGGGTGACAAGTTTAGAGGAACTGGCCGACGCGCTATCAGTCACGTTCAACTTGATGCCGTTGAAGGTCGTGCCAGAGGCGTTCCAAGTGTCCGTAAGATCGTAGATATAGGCCATCAATATCCCTTTCGCGCCATTACTAGCATTTTATCGTTTAACTGCCAACTGCTGATGCAGTGCCGTAGAAGAATATATCTTTG